ATTGTATATATATAAATTAGATTTTTATATTTATAAATTAATAATAAAACTTATAATTATTTTCCGGATTTGTATAAATTCTCATTCTTCACTATTGATGAGGCTTTTATCATACTTACACCTCTTTCTTTCATTATTCTTTTTACAATGTCGCTTCTCTTTTGTTTTCCTTGACCTGACATTCCGGAACTCTGCATTTGGGCCACTGGTGTTAATTTTTTACCTCCCACAATTCTTTTTGGTTTTCCATCTCCAGTTGTTCCGTTAGCCCTTACCATATTGTGAGGTTCGGCCAATCCACTACCTCCACACATTTTTAAAGGTCTTCCACGTTTTTTCTTCCCTTCTCCTACTTCTTTATTTAATATTCCTACATCCGCACATTTGGGAACTTTATGAACTTTTTTACCACCTTCCATAACTCTTTTTAATAATAGTTCTTTTACTTCTTTATTGGGTTTTTTGTCATCAATTATTTTTATTTTCTTTCCAGCTCCTTTTGTTCTTCCTTCTCCAGTGTCCCTCCAAGTTCCACGAGCAAAACCACCGATTGCACCTAGTGAACCCCCTTCTATTTCATTTGATTCAGGCAAACCTTCTTCCAGTTCTTCCAGTCTTACTTCTTCTTGTTTAATATTTGTGTCATCTAATAATTTTTTATTAGCATAACCGACCATACCGTCTGCAATGTCATAACTCATCGGTGTATGATTTATTTGATTTTGTAATATTTTGTGTACATTACTAGCTATTTGTCTGTTTAATGGATTGTCATAAGGCATTTTATATATATTATATTAGATTTTTATTTTATAATAAAAATATAATTAAAAATTTTAAGTATAACTTGCTGCGGAATTGGGAAGAAATTCATTTACCCAAAATAAGCGGTATAATGAACCATCCGTATCCTCTGTACTAGCAACTGTAATAGTAGCACCATGTGCACCAACTGCCCCAGTATTTGCTATAACAATATTAGAAACTACAGCAGTACCTGCACCAACACCGGCACCAGTAATAAGAGTAAGACCTAATATTTTAGAAACTCCTAAATAGAAGTTAGGGACAGCAACGGCAAGAAATCCAGTACCTGCGGTTAATTGGAAATCTACACTACGAACATTTTTTACTGATGTTAATTCGTTTGACGACATATTATATAAATTATGGTTAGAAAATAAAATTACTATTATAATTTTATTCTATATTTTAAAAAAGTTTATTCTAATAATTTGGCATCCAATTTGTGACGGCGACCACCTGACATACCGCCACCAGAGGAACCGCCACCGCTTCTACCATAACCCATAGCTCCTATTCCTTGGGCGGCCATTTGGGCGGCAGGATGTGGAACCATACTCAAGCCCATTTTAGCCAATGGGGCCAATTTCTTTGCAACTGGTAGAACTTTACCAGCTACAGACTTTAATGTGTCCAAAAAGCCACCGCCAACCATTCGTTGTACTGATGATCTGGAATGTGCCTCTTCTGTTGAAACATCCAAGACGTCTTGTCTTGTCAATATACCCGTATATGATGATGCATCATATATACTACCCTTATTTTCATAAGGGGTTAGACTATACCTTAAGCAGAATATAAACATATTCCACCGACTACCGTTTACTTTTAATAACTAGGTTAGTTATAAAGTCTCAGTCGTTGCGGGAGTGTCTCAGTAAGACACTTTACCCACGGATTACCCATTTATAAAACAATATTGTTTTAACATCCTTATAATTTTTACTATACCGTAGGCTATTAACCACGCCATTATAATATTGCTATCATAACTTAGTATATAAGGTTTTAGGGACTTCCCGTATAATGAGTAGTCTCGCCAATTTAATGAATAAATTGACTAGCATTATATTACTATAATACTCTCGTACGCCATCATTTAACGTACCACGTTCGCAAACGAACAAACCACTATTAACAGTGATTAATACTAATTCCCAACTGTTACCAGCATTACCAAATTGGTTTAATACTTGTAAGTTGAATTGGAATTGGAAATTGCCCAAACTACCAGCAGCATAGTAATCGTCATTTATTTGAATATGGCGGCCAAATTCAAGTGCCAACATGGAGCCAGTAGTTGGAATGGGTCTTGAGCCTTGCGTAGGGTCTCCGTTTGCTTTATTTGCAATGCCGTAGAATTCTTCCCAGGATTGATTGGAACCAGATTCAACAGAATAGCGGTATAAATCTTGAGGCGTTGCAGTTGAAAGAATACCACTTTGGTTGTTAAATTGAATGCTAATACCTCTAATTGCTAAAAATGAATCAGAGTCACATGGTGTCTGACTTCCTAATGATTTGCGAACAAAAATTATTACTTTGTCTGGAATTTGGTTCAACTGAATGTTAGTTGAAGAAATAGTCGTACCTGTTGCGGCCGGATTTATTACATATACATTATTAGCCCCTAGAGTATAAGCAGGTGTGACAGTATTTGAAAATTGAGTTATATAACGAGGAACAGTATAATATGGCACCACATTACGAGACGGTAAAAGGTCTGAGGGATGCGGAGTAAGTTGATTTAAAATAAGACGAGAATTACTGAAAGCATCAACAGTAACAGTGGCAAATGCCATCCAAGGATTAGCAGAACGCCAGACTCGTGAACAATCGCCTATATTAAAGACCATATTCATATTCTGTATACCATAGAAACCCATGTTATTTGTTTGAGGATTAGCCCAAATAAAAGGGGAAATTAAAAGGGGTTCGGATGATGTAAATTCAGCATATATTGTTAGAGCAGAAGCACCATCACCGACAGGAATTGCCACTGGTGCAGTTGGTGTGCCTCCGTATGCACTATTTAAAGTAAAAGAACCACGGGGCAATAAATCATTGTCACCAACATTACTATATGAGCCTAAAGAGTTATTGATAGCTCCTACACCATCTGAATAATTACCATATGTGTCAAACATATTGGGACATAAACCATTATAACGCATTAGTGCTCGTTTATCATTAAATCGCATTAAAGATGGTATAACGTCTCTAGTATTCATTGAAACCGTGTTGTTGTTAATTGTTGCACTTTGTACGGTTGTCAGTTGGTGCAATGGAAAGGGGGCCAGTGCATCAGTCAAACCATATTGAATAGGGTATTGGCCGGCGGGCACTGCATTTGCACCAGCTGGAAATTGGAATTTTAGACGAACTGTAGATTGCCATAAAACTCGGCGGTCTAGGACTGTCTGTTCTGAAGGCACTTGTAAGTTGTAAGTATGGGAACTAGGAGATTGTGAAATTGCGTTATAAATTTGTGGAGTCATATTCTGGCCGCCTTTTTCAACTGCATATTCTAGTTTGTCAGTTACGCATAATCGGTCATCTTTAACAAGGACTTTTTGGAAATCTTGAGACATAATATTATAAAATAGAATTAGAAATAAAATTTTTATAAAATTTATTCTTTATAGTAAAACTATTTATACTTTTTTACACAATGTCTATATTTTTTCTTTTTTCTTTGTTGTCATTTCTTTATACTATTTTATACTGTTTTTATTTCTTAAATAATATATATCAATTAAGAAAATTATAATTTTTTAGAGCTTTATGGTCTTAATTATTCTATAAAGTAATATTCGCATAATCTTTCCTTCTAAACATTATTTTCAAACTTGCAGAACACCCAGAATTTAATAAAATCGGGTGAAGCAATCCGAATACATCTTTCCAAAATGCCGAAATTTCTATGGCACTGACTGGACTTGAGCCATACATACCCAATAATCTATATTCGGCACTTGGAGTATATACAATATTTGGTCTATACCTATTTAATGCATCTACAGGCACTACAAAATCACTTATCACAGGGGCTAAATTTGCATTATTACCAACATTAAAAAGTGTAGATGCACTACCAAAAATTTTTGGTGTTGAAACATTTGATGGGATTACTGGTAAAAGTGCAGTGGTAAAAACAATACTTTGAATTGGGTTTAATAGAGCTACTGTACTTCCTTCTTGGTATGATTGAATAGCGTTATAACTGGGTAAACTTAATATATTTGTACCATTGTTATTAAAGATTGTTAATAAATAATTTTTGCCATTTGTTGCAGTTGTATAATTTACAATAACGGCTGGGAATGTAGAAAATAAATTAAACATCGGACTATTCATAAATATTTGAATTGGGTTTGTTAATGTCCTTTCATAGCCCGCCTCGTCAGTGTCTAAGATCGCTACTAGTTGACTTGGATCAAATTCCATAAAAGGGGCATTTGGTGTTGGTAATACATCGCCACCCGCTATAACTAAAGCATTTAAGCCATTAAACGCAGTTTTAAACGTTATATTAACCATTTCAATCCATTGCTGGTAAGTTGAAAGAAAATAATACTGGCTTGTTAAATCCTGAAAATCTAGTGGCGGATTTGGTAATGGCTGGGTCAAATCATCAGGAATAAAATTTACATATGCTTGAAACTCATAAGTTTTATATTTTAATGTAATACTGTAAATCAACAAATTAGGATTTGTTTGACCTAATTGAACCTGAGGAACAAATACGGGTAAAGCATCTCCTGTTTGAATTTGAAAACGCACAACTGACATGTAATAATTAGAAGGGCAGGCTAAAAAAGGGTTATTTCTTACTTCTTCAAATCTAAGCGGAAGAGGAGGATTATTTCCCTCTACATCGTTATTTACGATGTCTAAATCATAATATATATGGAGTGGTTGTGTAAAATCTAATTGGCTCTGTTGTTGTAATGATGACATATTATATATATATTTATATTATAAATTAAATATACAAAATAAATTAATTATTGAGATTCTGGACTAATTCTTTTAATTCTTCTATTTCAGCTAGTACTTTTTTTTTAATAAATTGTTCGTTAGTTGGTTCTTTATTTATTATTTGAAAATTTATTTTACCAAACTTATTGCTTACAATCTTTTCATATTCTTTCATAGTTATATATAAATTTAGTTCTCCGTTTATTATTGAGTATTTTAAATAATTTTCCATTTTTATATTATAATATATTTACAAAAAAATATTTTATATAATATATTATATAATGCAAAAAAACACTAAAAAAGCCTGTGAAAGTTGCGGATTTGTAAAACCAGTTCAACAAAAGGATTTAGAAAGGGAAACATATTGTGGAATATGTGATGAAAAATTTCCTATCAAAGATGCGAAAGAACATAAAAAGAAAAATACCCATATAATTAAAAATGACATCATTAAAAAAATTAAAGAACTTAGTCCAGCTGATGAAAATGACAAAAAAACAATTAATAACATATTCAAAACCCTCGCAACAAAATATGCTAAAAATACAGTGGAATAAATGGACTATCATTTTATAAGATTTTTAATGTGAAAATTTTTATATAAAACTAATTATATAATATGAATTATTTAATTAATGACAAAGTTACTAAAGAAATTATCGGAATTTTTAAAAGCCACGAAGAAGCCGAACTATATTATTTAAAAAACAATATGTTTGAAAGACTAAAAATTTATAGACATATTTTTATGAGTAGTGAGAATTGTTTAGAAAATATTTTTACATTAAGACGGCTGGAAAATTTAATAATTGAATTGACCGAATTTGATGAAACTGAATGCCAAAATATAACTGCCAAGATTAATTATTTTAAAACATTAAGTAATATGTATATAAAATTAGATTACTCAATAGAACATATTGAAACTGGGACTTTTAAGGCATTTGAATATTAATTAATAGGTATAACTAGCCCTCTAAATAAAGAATAATTTTCATCATTTTTGCTTAAATTTATAATATTGTCAAACTCTATTTTTTTAAAAAAATCATAATCATTATCAACACTAGGGTGACCTGTATATATTGTTTTACATCCAAAAGGAACTCTTTTTACATTTATTATATATGTATTATTTATAAAAAGGTGTTTCAATCTGATAGGTAAATTATCAATATCAACACGATTAATTATTTCATAAGGCGGTACCCTTATTAAAATAATGTCTATATATATAATACTGATTGGTAAGTTATTCAAAAAATTACTTAAGTCTAGAGTGTCACTTTTTGTCTTCAAAAAATGAGGGTATATAATTATTCTTAGTGTATTAATTAGCTCGTTACTATTTAATGTGTGTAAATGATAATCTAAAGAATCATATAATGCCGGACTTTTTCCGCAGTATTCAATAATTAGTGCTTTTAAATTATTTTCCATTATTTATATATATAAATTATAAAATAAATTTTATTTATTATTAGATTATTATTAGATTTTTACTAAAAAATAATAAAAAGGGGGTTTAATTGTAAGTATATATTAATAATTTTAAAATTATTAATAGATTAATACTAAAAAAGACATTAAATATATATAATATTATAAATCTAGTAAAAATCTAAAAATATATAAAAAGAATTCTTTAATTTTTTTATATTATAATTATATATGGCTGGATTTTACACAAAAACATTTTTAAAATATGACGATTATATGACACCGAAATATGCTTGGGAAAACATAAAAGAATATATACCAAAAAATAAAGTTATATGGGAAGCATTCTATGGTGATGGAAAATCAGGAGAATATTTAAAAGAATTAGGGTTTAATGTTATCCATAAAGAAGTAGATTTTTTTAAAGAGAATTTAGGAGACAT